AGCTACTGGAGCCTTATCGGATACACCGGTTATCGGACCATACATGACTGCCACTAGTTTTGTGGCTAAGACTGCAGCTGACGTTGCTTCTGATTTTGGTTGGTCTAATCCTCCTGTGTTATCCAATGTTTCTCCTTTTAAGGATTTGCCGTTTCACGGAATGGCTTGCCCAGAGCTCTCGACTCCCGTTGAGAAACTTACTCTGGATCCTAAAAATGAGCTGTGTGTGGATTCGCGCACAGTCGGACTTGATGGTGTTGACGAGCTCAGCATGGAATCAATTGTTACTCGAGAGTCACATGTCGAGTATTTCACTTGGCTTAGCTCTGCTTCGCCTGATAGTCTTCTACACAGTATTGCGATTTCGCCTCACATGGTTAAAGTCACTGGAAATGCTATTTACCCTACACCTATGGCACATGTTGCCCAGTTGTTTGAGTTTTGGCGTGGAGATATTATACTCCGATTTCAAGTGATTTGCACACAATACCATCGTGGGCGTCTTTTGATTTCATGGGATCCCATGCGCAATATTGCGGGAGAAATTAACACTGAGATAGTGACATACTCGCGTGTGTATGACATTGCTCAAGATCGTGATTTCGAGATTCGAATCCCTTACATCCAAGCTCTTGCCTGGCTGAAGACTCGATATCGCAATTACACAGTACAAACCGCGACATCTAATCCTTTTGGTCTTACAACCTATGACCCTAATTTGGATAATGGTGTATTGTCTGTGCGAGTCCTTACTGGACTCACTGCCCCAGTTCTTCCGTCCACTGTTTCAGTGGCGGTTTCAGTACGAGGGGCACCCAACCTGAGTTTTTCGTCTCCCGTTACCCTAAACGATAACTACTCTCTCTTTGAAGTTCAGAGTGCTGATGTGCCCTCTACTGGTAGTCAGAACATGACTGACCAGGAAGAGAAGGAAGTTCATTGTCTGGGAGATCCTCAGGACTATGTCGATAAGGCTTGCTTGGTGTATATGGGTGAGGCTGTTAAAAGCCTTCGCCCATTACTTCGCCGTTATTCTTTTCATCGCAATGTCCAATTGGATAGCGATACAACGAC